TTCAGCCGCTGATTTAATAAGAAGCTCATGAATATCATAAGCTTTTATACCATCATACAACTGAATATTAGATCTTAATTCTATCTCACTGATTGATACTCCCGATATCTCGTCAGTGGCCCACTCTAAAACTTTATGGACTTTTTCTAGGTCAAAGGGTTCTTTGCCTCGTCCATTACGTTTTATTACCATAATCTGATTATTCATTGACTACTCCGTTATCTCATTTTGTAGATATATTATATCACAAATAAGTTAAATTGTAAAGGTTTATTTTTGACTTGAACGAGCTTTATCGATAGCACGCGAACCAAACCAGAATGAGATAATAGCAGCAAAAATAGCTTTAGTATCGTCATCCCATAGTAATGTCACAGCTTCATTAAATGGAGTACCATTTTCTATAGCATTCATTAACAATGTTACTTCAATAGTAGCAAATAAACCAAAGAAAGCATATGTAATAACTGGACGTACAGACTTCTGTAGACCAGCAATAATGCCTGTTGATTTATTGATTGATATATCATGTTCGATTAATCGCTGGTGCTCGTTGTCTGCAGCTTGTTTATCAAACATCTTCATATCATAGTCGTAGCCCTCTTTACGGAGCTCTGCGTGTAAACGCATCTTATCTAATTCTAATGCATTGTTCTGCTTTGTCTTAAAATGATCCATAACTGCTGGCGCGGCAGAACCCGCAAAGCCTAGCAAAGATCCTAAAATTGATAGCATATTATCCTCTCGATCTACGGTAAACTTTCTCAGGATGATACTTCATTCTTTTATCCATCTTACGAGGTTTTCCCGTTGGGTTCATATCAACACCGCCATGTGCAATTGCATTAGCTGGTGCGTCTTCTTTTTGCGCGGATTTTATTGCATCTGCAGTAGGCGCACCTTTTTCGCCTTTTTTACGCATTCTCTTTCCAGATTCTCTACGCTTACGTATATTATCCCAGAGACCGCCTTCTTCTATCCATGCATTAAATTTTTTCATCTTAGTATATCCGATGCTGTTACGTATAAATTAGTCTTTGTATCAACATGTCTGATATTATATATAAGTTCTCCAAACACAGAACCACAAGGTTTTGTGTTTTCTGCAACAGTTATTTTAGTTCCTTTACGATAAATCATATCACCTGTACTAGGAGAAGCCATGTCTTGTTCTAAGACATACACACCAGGTGATAATGATTTATCAGGCTGTACATTCCATTGTGTTTCTTCTGGAAGAAAGGAATCTATATCAACACCAGCTTCATCAAGAGCTTTTGCAATTTGCTCTTCAGACATGCCAGTATGTTCTCTTAATAGAAAGAGAGCTGCTGCATATGAAGCAAGTTTAGATTTACCAAACGGTACTTTTTGCATAATACGTTTGAGATTGAAGACCAAGCGATGAAAGACAGTAAAGGCATCTTTTTGATCAGACGTTAGTTGTTTACCTTTCAATAGGAATTTACCATTGTCATCAATTACACCCAACTTATAAGCTTCCATGTCCTCCCAGTCTGTGACTAGAGTTTTAAGAAACTTATATGTGTAGTATAAATCAGCTGCTCTTGATATAATACCCATTTAGATTGCCCTTAATACCTTTATTATATTTTGATCTAACGGAATCTCTACATATGCATCTTCACTTAAAAAGTTTAGATACACTAGAAAGGTTTTAAGAATAGGCCATTGATCCTTATCTATTTTATAGAAGAGCATCTTATTGGCCTCTTCAATACCAAATACATTATTGAGTACAATAATATGATTTAGTATTAACCTCTCTTGCAAATCATCATTATTCAAGTATCTTTTGAATAATCTTTTAAGATACTTAAACCTCTGTAGATCATCATAAAATTCTTCTACGCTTGTACATTGAACGTTTTTATAATACTTAGATGCATACATCATCCAGTTATCATCGTTCAACTCTTCAAATATTTTCATTCTTTTTCACCTAGGTTATAAACTTATATAAGTCTATTTATTAACCTAGATGACTACTCAACCAGTTTTTTCATTTTTGCAACTAGTTTAGATTTTGACTCTCTACGATCAAGTTCAACACCATGCTCACGGCCAAGTTCTTCAAGCTCACGCTTTGACATTTCGTTTAGATCTGCCGCTGCTGTAGGAGCTTCAACTAGCATTTCTGGTTCTGGATCTGCAGCTGGTGCTGTTGTCCCGTTCCATTCATCTACTTGCTGTGGAGTTAACATAACACCCTTTAGTTTTTCACCGTCAACAGTGTAATATCCATCGGGTTTTGCAATAGCTTCTTCAAGCCAACCTGGTTTGTTTACCATAATTTACCTCATTTCCTTAAATTTTTTCATTTGTTTTTCTCCAACTTTGGAATCACCCGGCCGTGTTGGAGCGGCCTTAACTGCATTAGTTCCGTCTTGTTTATCTTCATCACGACGTTTTTCTGCAGTTTTACTACGTAACATATCTAGTACGCCTTTATCACGAACTGATGCACGTTTTGCAGGTGGACTATCACCAGCAGGAGAAGTATCAACACCTTCTTTTTGCTCAGTGGCAGTTGCTTCGTCTTCATCATCGTCTTTGGCTTTAGATACTTTAGGGTCTTTTTTCTTTTTCTTTTTAGGATCGTCTTTCTTATCCATTTCTGGTGAAGCATCTGATTTATCATCTACTTCGATTTCAACAGCTTCTGTTTTAAGAGCATCTTCGCAGTTATATTTCTTACCTGCAAATACAAACTCTTTTTCACCAGCGTCTTTAGCTTTCTTAGCAGCTAATATAAACCCACGCTTGCCTTCATTTTTAGAAATGGCTTGACGCCTCTTGTGAAGATACTCATCTGAATCGTCTTCATCACCATCATTGTCGATGTCTTTGTCTTTACGATCCTTGAATTTCTTTTTGACAGCTTTAGGATCTACTTTATCCATACCGTCTCCATCATCGGATTTATCGTTAGATGCATCCTCAGTTTTAGTTTTTTCATGCATGCTCAGATAAGCCTGAGCCACATCCATAAGTTCTTTGTCTAATGACATTTGGCTTCTCCTAGTTAATCATCCATACATTTGCGGCGATTGCTCCAGCAATGGATACAATACAGACCCAGAACAGCTTGTGGATGAATTCCACTGTCCTCGAATTTTCGTCTACCTTTGAGCTTATCTCATCTAATTTAACAGATAATTTATTGATGCGCTCGTACATCTTATCATGATCGTCTTGCAATCCGTTTATTTTCTCCTCAGCGCGGGCAATAGATACCATGGCATCGGTTAATCGATCAATTTTTTCTTCAATACGATCCAAGCGAATCGTGTTTGACTGTTGGTTTGCCATATCTAATTCCTGCTTAATTTGCATTACATTTAATTATCGACCTTACTACCAGCTCTCCACTGATAACAGGACCAATACCTTGCTTTCCATTTTGGGCCTGGATTATCGCAGTTATGACGTGCACGAAATGACTTCCTACGTGCTGGATCATCGCGTTTGATTTCCATATTTGGATCACCAAATCCTAGCTTAATCACATTACCTTTATCGTTTTTGACATAGACATAAAATTTCTTTTTACCATCAGATGATCGACTTGGATCATTTAACTTAACTTTACGTCCCTTGTACTCTGCAGCTTCTACAATGAGATCATCATAGATATTACAGTCTTCGCAAATCTTATCGATTTCTTTTTCGTTATAAGACTTAAATTTATCCACCGAACTCATGTCCTGCTACCCTTCTCATTTGCTTATTATACTCAGCCTGTGAAGGCTTTTCTTTATATAGCTTAATAGAAATGTTAGGTCTTTCTTTACCTTTAATTCTCCACTTATAGCCTTTTTCTTTATGCTCAGGATCTGTGGTTTTTACAACTCTACGTTTATATCCTTGCTCCCACGTTTCACCCTTATATTTACCTTCGCCTTCTTTAACATTCTGACCTGGTGTATGCTTTTTAGTATACTTAGTGTAAGCATCTGTTCCAATCTCATAATATTCAACAAAGGACTGCATTAGATTTTAGCTTTCATAGCCTTTGTCATTTGAGCAATAACGCGTTTCATATCATCCATTGGTACTTGAATGTATTTACCGCGACCTTTGCCATAGTTAATTTGAAAACCAACACCTTTATCTTTACCCATTGAAAAACGATCAATTTGAAAACCTACACGGTCATCAGTATACATATTAGTAGCTTCATTCATAGATTCCATTTGGACAGTAACAGTATGTGGTTTACCTTTTACATGAACAACAGCGTTACCTTCTTTATCTACGTTTCCATCCCAATCGCCTTTAGCATGCGCTTTTTGAGCAGCCTTTACTTTAGGATCTTTAGCAATTGCAGGATCTAGTTTAGCTGGTTTTGAATAGACTTTCTCATCAAGGTCTGTGCTTTCAACATGAGCTCGCATAGACTTAACTCTCTTCTTAGTACCAAATTTACTAGTATCAGATTTACCAAGCATACCTTTTTGACCAGTACCAAAATCATCTTTACCATGCCAACCAGCAGCTTTTCCTGGTGGAAGTTTAGTAACCTTACCACCGCGCTTTTTGAAGTCAGCCAATGCTTTTGCGTGTGCTGCCTTTTCTTTTGGTGTCATAGCCTCTTCAATATCTTCATTCTGACGCTTAAGAACAGCCATGACTTGTTTATGACCAGATAGACCTTTTTTGATCTTATCAATGGCTCTTACAGCACCAGTCATATTACCACCTTTATAGCGTGGATCGGATGCGATACCAATAGCCATCTTAATTTCTTTAGGTGAAAAGCCTTCTTTAACTTCTGGCTTTTCATGAGTATAACCAAGCTTTTTCATACGAAGATGATCAGCTTCTGTATCAGCATCATATGCCTTACCAGTTTCTGGGTCATACATCTTGTGTGGTTTGAACTCGTCTTTTGCTTCAGCGAGTTGTTTTGATAGTTTAAAAAATGTTTTCATTTAGCTTCCCCTTACTTTAGCGGCAAGATCTTTATCTGCCTTACCCCATGTTCCAGAGGATTTTGTTACAAATGAGTTGACACGAGCCATTCCCCATTGCTGTGGTGTTGTCCCTGGACGGTGACCTGTTTTCCAAGCTGCCATACCACGATTATAGACTTTACGAAGAATACCAAGAGGCATACCTGATTTTTCAGCTTTTTTCTTCAGACCAGCTGTAGCATTTTCTGAAATATACTGTTTAAGACTTTGCATTAGTTTCCCTATTCTTTTTAAGTGTGTCACGGATACGAGCACGATCTAACATACGATCATGTTTGACAGCATCACGTTTCTTTTCTCGTTCAATTTTATCTTTAGCGCGGTCAACTTGTTGTTCACCATACATTTGCTTAAATTTTTTAGTGTGCTTAGATGGTTTTGTTTTTGCTTCCTTATCACCAGGTGCTGGTTTATATGCAGAAGGATCATCATCATCCATTTTAGCTTGTTTTCTAAACTGAGCATCTCTTTTTTGTTTTGTAGATTTTTTCAGTCCTTTGTGATATATTGCAGGTTGTGAGCCTTTCCTATCACCAATATCTGGATCTTCTTTACCTTCTACTTGCATAGCATCAGGAAGACGTTCGATATCATTAATCCATTTACGGTATTTACCACCATTCATTTCTACAAGTACGTAGTTAGAACCACAGAAAAGAATTGTGCCAATCTGATCATTTTCTTTTACTACAACCAGATCGCCTTCTTTATAGAGTTCACCATTTACATACTCTTCTCTTTTTTCAGATACTGGCTCTAGTTGAATGTGTGAACGATAGTCATATGATTCTTTAAGGCCCATACCTTTACGGACATCATTGAATAGTTTTTGTGCGTCCTTGATTCCTTTTGGCATTCCATTTGAGAATGCTTGAAAGTCGTTATCTGCTGCAGCTGCTCTTAGTTTAGAGGCTGACATACCAGAAGCACCTTCACCATCTGGATCTCTTTGACCGGCTGATACTGCATTGACTCCACCATCAAAATTATAGAAACCATGTTTACCTTTTTTATTGTTATATCGGTTTAAAGTAACCTCATATTCTGTAACTCGGTCAGAACCGGCCACAATGGTTACATTTGTAAAACCTTCTTTATATAAGGTACTCATAAGATCAAACATGGTACGAATTTTTGGTGTGTACATAATGTTCCTAGCATACTTAGGAAACATCTTTCTCATAATTTTAATTTTATCTTTATAAGGTAAAGGGTCTTTATAGTAACCTTCTTTATCTTTTTGATTTTGATATGTTTGAGATGCGTATATACGGAATGTTCCACCTTTACCAATCTTGGCTACAGTCTTCATAAGTTTCTCATGACCAATGGTTGGTGGATTATATCTTCCCCACGCAACTGTGATAGATTTAGTTTCTTCGGTGACGTACTGTGTAAATGACTTGAACTGCACTCTACTTCCCCTTATTTTGAAGCTTAGTGCGGTCCTTTTGTCTTACTTTTGGAAGAAGTTTCTTAGCCAAACGTAGAATAGCGCCTTTACGCTTTGCTACTTGTTTTTCTAAGTTAACCCTTGAACCGTAAGATAAGTCACCTTTTTGCTTATTCTTCAGAATTTTCTTAACAATTAGATTCTTAGCTTGTTTATGAGCCCGACCTTTAAGAACTTCTGCGGATGCCATCTTACGCGCAGCACGCCTACGACCCAATTGGATCTTAGCTTTATTTCTACGCAAGGATTGTTTTAATTTCATTCGTTGTTGTACATTGAGTGCCTCATCAACTGAGGTCTCTTCATATATTTCAACAAATTGCTTAAACTTTATCATTTCCGCTCTTTCCATTAGGATCGGGACACAGTGTCCCAGCCTTTAATCACGTCCGGTGAAAAGTTGTTAGAAGAAAATTCCATTCTATCTACTAACTTTACCGCTCCACCTTTCAATTTATCAATAGCCACATAACCTTCAACACCAGTTACTTCGTAGCCATTTTTCTTTTTAATAAACGTATTCATTTTACTTAGTCTATTAAGTTTATTTATAAGTTTTAATTTCCCATCTACAATAGCGTTTTGCAAATCAAAAATAAGTTTTAGGTTAGCTTTATTGGCCGGTGAAAAGAATTTTAGCAGATCATCTCGTTTAGCAATCTGAACTTGTTTACCTTTTTCACTAGACCTCTTATCTATTTCCTTACCATATTTATCATTAATATATTTGATCAATGATGTAACATGCTTAGTTGTATTGACTACCTTTTGTCCTTTACGAACATAAGAGTTATTGTGTGTCTCTATTATCTTAGCAATATCTTGATTTTGTTCTATTTGACGCAAAGTAGAAGAAGCTATCTTTTTAAAGATCTTACCAGCAACACTTAATGCTTGTGTAACTTCTTCAGTATCTTTCTTAGTAAGAGTTACTGTACCAGATAAATCTCTAAGTGTAGCATCTTGTGCCCACATACCTTTAGCACCATTCAACTGTTTCATATCAACAGTAAAAGAAGCTTTCATGTCTTCGAAGGTTTTTCCTTTGTAGGTCGTGTGCCAGACAATTCCAATTTTTGCTTTGCTAATTTCCTTCGCCATTGGTGTTCCCGCAGGCACAGCATAAACAATCGTATTCGGGTGGAAGGTGATATATTCTTGTCCATCGATCTTATCCTTTTTGAGATCACTTTTGACAAACATAATATCTCCCTGAATAACATCTTTGATGTTAGCAGATTTCAAAGCATCAAAAGCAGCTTTTAATTTATCAGATAAATCCCCTGATGTATCTGCATCGATATCGGCATGTGACTTATATACCTTTGGATCCTTATTAAAGACTCCCTTTTTAGCTACAAAGAACTGACCATCAGTCGGATCTTTACCAGCAAATACTGCTGGTGCTCCATCCCACTTTACGGTAACGTCTACAGATTTACTTGCATTGCCGGCTAACATATCACGTAAAGAACGTAGTGCAAGGATTGCATCCCTTGCGCCTTTGACTCCACCATAGATAACTTGGTCTTCCAAGTGCATCATGTGAGTATTTTTTTGTTCTGTAAGAACGTGAGTTTTAAAGCCTTTTAGCATTATATTACCTTAGTATTTCTGTTTTTAATAGCTGTAAGTTTGGCTACAATAAAGAACCTAGCAGCTTTGATACCAAATTGGTTTTTTGCTTGCTCAGGTCTTACGTAGTAGTATGGTACATAATCCATTTTAGGTATTGAGCCATGTAATTCTGTATGATTTGATGTGATTGTATAAACTGGTATTCCATCTTTTACGCTTAATCGTTTAAAGTTCATAGGCCCTTGGTATAATACATCAATATTTTGTCTGCTATCTGGAGTCTTTTTGTAACCCTTACCAAACAAAGTCATCATTATGATTTTTTTATCTTTAACAGGTCTGGCAAATGCTGTCTTGGGTGGAAGGATTGGTAGTGATCCACCAGTCAAAGCTTTAACTTCTTTTTTTACATCATCTACAAACTTAAGCATGTCTTTTGAGTTTGTAAATTTAAGCTCTGGCATTCCACCATACTGCTGAAAGTCATTTGCTTTACTGCCTAGTTTATGAGAGATCCAAAAGACTTCGTTCTTTTCTGGATCTAACATATGAAAGTCAGATTTAGGAACACCCGGTGTAGATTCAATACCTCCAACCTTTTCAGTTTTTTTACCAATTTTGACATAGATGAAAGGTACAGATTCTTTTTCTAAAATCTTCATGTACTTATCTTTGAGATCACTTAAAGCAGCATCTTCGCCCTTTGTGCCAGAGCCAGATCCTTTACCACCAAATTCTGGTGATTTAGCTAGATCTTTAAGTGTATATTCTTTACCGTCAGAGGCCGGAAACCCTATGGCGTTCATAGTTTTCTTATCGCCTGCATCAAGTGCCTTTTTATACATATTCAATGAGTCGCCCTTTTTAAGAACGACAGTTTTAGCGTTATCCTTATATAACAGAAATGGATCACCGTCTTGAATTTTTTTAATTAAAGTAGTTGCCCTTCCTTCTCGTCCAGGCTTTAAAAGTTGATCTGCTGAAAGTGGGACATAACTTTCCATTAAAAACCTCTTGAAACTGAGCATTGCATATCATTCCTATTATTGTGTTATCCACTATATTTATAATAAATCAGACTCCCAAATTTCATCAGCATACTTCTTTTGTAAACGATATGCTTCTTTTTCCCAAGGCAAATTCCAATAGTCAGTATCTTTTGGAATGTTTCTACCTTTCCAGCATAGGTCAATACCATTAATCTCATTGCGTGCATACTGTTTGACATGGATCATTTCATGACAAATAGTAGTTACTAAATTTTGTAAATTAATCTTCTTATCAATTTCAAGTTCAAATGTTCTATTGTTATCAGTCATCATTGCGTAACCAACAGCATCAGATTTAATATCACATATGTTTAACTCAATATCAAGAGTTCTCATACGAGGCATTAGTTTCTTAATCATAAAAGCTATTGTCTTATGGGCAATATCTCTTTGAAATTTGTTACCACCAGTTACTTCAACAAGATTAGTCATGTATGAGTTTTCCTTTTTCTTTCAGTTGATGTAATACTAAAGTCCAATACTCTTTAGCCCACTTTTGTTTTTTGTCAAGTGAGTTAATAAGCTCAATAACGTTTTCAACGCGCTTTTGCCATTGTGCATCTACCATTATGCAGCCTCCTTAATCCAACGTTGGAGTGTAGGAATATCAATCCCAAGAGATTCAGCTAGTTTAGCCTCTTCTTCTTTGGCTTTCCTTTCTTCCTCTTCATAAAACTTACGTTCATTATCCATGTGCTCACAAGCACTATCGATTTCAGCCTTTAGTTCGTCATCAGACATTTTAGAAAAATCTAAAGAACGAGCAAAGGATTTGCTATACGCATCTGCAATGCAGTAATATGCGTCCTCTTCAAGTTCAATACGGTTGAACTCTTTAAGAGTACCAGTAGGAACTCGATCTGACCAATACTTACTGTCACTAGGATGTGGCATCATGCCCATCCAACATCCAGGCTGCTTAGAGAATTCCTCAGCTTCCTGACGTTGTTTCATAATATAGTCTTTAAGAGCTTGTTCCATTATTCTACCTCTGCGTATCCAAAGTCACAATCAATTTTATCGAAGCCAAAACTAGCTACAATATATGTATCAGCTTGGTCATCAACTAGAATGTCTCCGACTGATACTGAACTCATTTTGTTATGACGGGTAATTTTTTCTTCAGGACCAATATTGCCAACCTCGAATGCATCATCAAGAGTAGCAACATCTAGATCAGCAACGTGGACATATTTGTCAAAGTGATCTTTAGGCTGAAACTTACTCATACCATACGTAAATGATACATCTGGGTAGATGGCTTTTTGGTCTTTAATTTGGTAAACTTTAATCATATTATTTCCTTCCTTTTTCCATTTTGTAAGTATATTATATCATACTTTTCAACAATTGTAAAGGAAAAAGTGAAAGTAATCCTGTTGCGATTACAATCACTTATAAAATAATTTAATTTTTTTTACTAAACCTTGAAGTCAGAGTAGTCTTTTCGCTCAGTTTTGATTGATTTACCCGAATCAGAATTGTCAAATACTGGGATATCGTCGGTTAGAGTTTGAGCAGATTCTTCTACATCATATAGCCTCATCTTAGCACGATCAACACCAACCACAAACCTTTTCTTATATGTTGGATCATTGTAACGATTCTTTAGCTGTTTGACCATGATTTGACCTAGCTTATCAAGTTCTTCGGTAGATACCAAAGCAAACATAAGATCGGCTGTGGCTGGCAAACCAAATGATTCAGAAGTATCTTCCAATCCAACATCGGTATTAGAGAAACCAGAACGAGTAGTTTGAGTAGCAGTCATAATAGGTACATTGAACTCAACAGCCAAACCACGCATTTCTTCAGCAATAGACTTAATATAAGAGTATGTATTGATAGATCCACCAAGACCTTTCATACGAGATGAAGAACATATATTCAAATAATCAATAAAGATAATATTTGGGATAAAGTCTTTCTTTAGTTTTAGTTCATTCAATAAAGCACGAAAGTGGCCAGTATGAGCGGCACCGGTGGGATATTCTTTTACAATAAGCTTACCAATATTCTTTTGAGCAATCTTAGCAATCTTATTGTCAAACATTTGTTTGTTTAGTTTCTCTAACTGATCAATGGGCAAATTGAACAAGTTAGCATCAATACGCTCAGCAATACGTTCTTCAGACATTTCCATAGTAATATAGAGAACGTTCTTACCTTGCATTAGAGCACCAGCTCCAACATGACACATGAAGAGAGACTTACCCACACCGGTACCGGCCAGTGCAACATTCAGAGTCTTATTTGGGAGACCACCTTTTGTAATGGCATTAAAATTCTCCAAATCAAACGGTAGACGATCTTCTACAGTATGGTAGAATTCAAAACGTTCATCTGAGTTATCAATATAGTCATGACCTACATTGGTATCGAAGCATACGCCCAATGCATCAGACAATATTTCAGGTAACGCTTGTTTCGTCAGACTCTGATGTTTACCATCAATAATGTTGATGGATTCCATAATGGCTAGATAGATAGCTCTATCCTGACACCACTTTTCAGTGTTATCAATTAGCCAATCATCATTTACCTTTTCAGGTGTAAACACAAGATCGACAAGTTCTGCCGCAGGATCAAAGGATCCATTGTTAGTCATATCAAGTGTAAGGGTTTCCTTAGTAGGAAGTTTGTTATACTTACTAACGAAAGATACAATCTCATTGAATACGTTTTTGTATTCAGCTTCAAAGTATTCTTTCTTTAGGAATGGTATTACTTTTCGGAGATACTCTTCATTGGATAGAAGATTCCGAATTATCGTTTGTTGTATGTTTGCTTCGATCATTTATTTGTGCTTTCCCATTATCAAATGCGTCTTCAATTATATGCTGGAGTACTTCGCCCAAGTAATTTCGAAATTCATCAGACTGCTCAAGGTCATCAGCTTCGAACTCACCAGCATCTACTATTTTATACTTAAAGTCAATTGATGCAGAACCGTCGGCATGCTCTTTGACTTGTATTTTTCCATAGATGTATGTTACACCCGGAAAGCGAGATCGAAGACGAACAGCCCACTGATCATCTTGATCTG